TGCGAGGTGTGCTTCGTGATCTTGCTCTGGGAAAGCCTTGATTGGCTTGCCATACATGACGCTCATGTTCTCGTCAATTGGATCAGTGCGTGGTGCTTCTTCTGGTTTCTTCAGAACTTCGTCAATGTTAGGTATGCGGATCGCCTCATACATACGCTTGTAGGCTTCATACAGATCATGGAGCTGAGGAGCTGCACGAGCCATCTCAAGGATTGCCTGAGCTTGTGCGATCCGCTGGGCAGTGCTGAAGATGTTCGGGTCACTGACGGGAATGATGTCAATGCGCTGATTAAAGTCTAATGCATAAACTGTCTCTGAAGCTCCCGCAACGGCGAACTGGAAAGACTCTGGAAGGTTCTCAGCGTTCAACTTAGCCAGCAGTTTAAATTCTTGTCCTTGTGCATAGTGTAGACGTTTATGAATCGCTGAGAATGATTTTGAACCTTGTTCGATCAACGCAACAGTTGATCCGACAGGTGCATTGGGATTGACATCGCCGACATTCAAGTCAGCAGTGCTTGCGAACCTTTGGCCAGCGCCAGTGATCAGCCCCAACAGTTGGAACAATGTGCTTGAAGGTTCTTTGAATGGGAGAGGCATGACTGCTTTGTTGACATCGTCAACTGTTGCGTCAAGGTCAACAAACTCTCCAGGATTGACTTCGATCTCACCGCCGCTGACTCTGCCTTTCAGCTTGAAGCCACCTTGCATGTTTGCGAAGGCTGCTGAGTCCAACAATGCGCGCAATGCGCCAGTGGCTGCTTTGCCCAGACCGCCGATCATGTGATATAGGCCGAAACCATAAAAACCAAGACCAGGAAGGAACTTATAACTGACGAACCAATCTCTGCGCTTGTGATCAGGATCACCATCTTCCCAGTTGCGTCTGATTGACACAATCTTTTCGGAATCGTAATCAAGCGTAATGACGTATGGCAATGCGACTAGGTTGTCGCTGTCCTCGTCCTCAATGCCGTCAACACCCTCAAACGCCTCGTAAACATGCATCTCTAACAAGGTCATGACCTCGTCTTGCGCATCTTCAGCATATGGGTTCACACCTTCAATGTCAAAGGTTGTGTCGCCTGATGGGTCAATGCCATCGCCTGAATAATCAGTCGGGCGATACCATCCCGCCTCAACATAACGATTGTAGTCGTTTTTGGGCATGCGGATGACATGGGTGTAGCGGATTGATGTGTGGATGTCGGTGCTTTCTGGCGCAACAACAAAGTCTTCAGCTTTGACGAACTTTGAGCATTGGCGATTGAGCGTTGAGTCCCACCATACCTTTTTGAATGTCTGGCCAACCAATGGTAAGTGGAACAGCATCTGATCAAGGTCAGGGAAATACTCAGGCATCTGCTCCATGATTTGGTAGTTCATGAAGTCTTTGACACGACGAGCTTGATCTTCTGTTTCTTCGTTGGGTTCGCCGACGATGACTGTTTTGACTGGGCCACCTGCGGGATACAACTCGGCGATGGCTCGCGCGTTGAACTGAGTAGCTGCCTCGGCGATCATTGGGTGAACAACTGTGCTGAGGCCACGTGATGCGCGTTCTTCTTCAGACTCCTCAAGTCCACCTTCAGGGTCAAGCGTCTTCAAGCCTTTTTTGTAACGCTCTTCCCACTCGGATCGCGCCGACCTGTCGCCTTCATAATATTTAACAAGCATTGATGACTTGCGGTCAAGCTCTCGCTCGTCAATGAACTCTGCAAGGTTAGCGTCAAACGCCATCTCAGGTTCCGCAAAAACATCGTCAAGTGCAGGGTCGCCTATCAGAACCTCATCTTCACCAAACGCCTCAACCTGAAGATCATCTGCTGGAGCAGCTTCCGCAAAGGGAATCTCGTCTGGTTGTATCTTGATGGGTTGTCTAGCCATACATCGTCACCCTTTTTCTTGGCAGCTCGTCGTCATACTCTTCAAAGTCTTGGGAGTGAGTGACAAACCAACCTTTCCGTAGTCGCAACCACGCCTGCGTGCATGTGTCAACTATATCGTCATTGTCACCTGCAGGAAAGGCTGCGCAGATATCTATTAAATTTTTAGCCCATTTTTTGTCAGAAGGAAAGTAAATTCTGCCATCTTCTAAAAGAGCAGAGCTTGCATGGGCTCTTGCTTCCTTGTCGCGGTCTGGTGAATATTCAAGAACTGGCACACCCGCCATGCGCAAATCTTGTATCAAACTTTGACCAGAAGCCTTCTTCTCAATCAACACTGCGTCAGGATCAAAGTCCTCATAAGACTCTTGCGCGATGCGTCTCAGCTCTGGATAAGTAACTCTGTCATACCACATATCAAGAACTATAGCGTTAATTTGGCCATTACGCTTGAAAACTCCCCATGTTGTGCGAGCAGAGTATGATGTTTTTTCTTTTGTTGAGAATGCAGTGTCCCAAGATTGCAGCACATATTCAATCTCAGGCAGTTCGTCACTTTCCCAAGGCACCCACCACTCTGCTTTCAAAATACCGCCACCTTTGGGCATTGGGCGCTGTTGTAACTGACCAGCAGCAGCATAAGTCCCGAGCGAACGCTCAAGATTGCCGAGAGTTTGCTCGTCAATACGATCTGGCCAAAGCAAGTCACCTTCCCGCGTGCGTGGGTCGGTGAAACCGAGGGATGAGCGCGTATGCGAAGGATGACCAACCTCATAACGCGCAGGCAAACACAAATGATCCCAATCATCATACTCATTGGCCAAAATGTGCCCTGTTAAATCATTCTCATGAACACGCTGCATAATTATGACGAAGGCACCTGTCTTTGGGTCATTGAGACGAGTCTGCATCGCCTGATCCCACCATTCCAGAACACCCTCCCGCACAGCGGAGCTTTCAGCCTCCCGAACATTGTGTGGGTCGTCAATCACGATAATGTCGCCACCTTCACCAGTCAACGCACCATCAACCGAGGTTGCAATCCTGTGGCCAGTCTTGTCGTTCTCAAAGCGTTGCTTCTGGTTCTGGTCACCTGTCAACTTGAATGATTCGCCGAAGTGAGTTTGATACCATGGGCTGTCAATCAGACGCCTACATTTTACCGAGTCCCTTACGGAAAGTGATGATGCGTATGACGCAAACAAGAAACGCTTCTGCGGCTGGATGGTCCACGTCCATGCGGGCAATGCAACTGCCACCGAGATTGATTTCATGTGACGAGGGGGAATATTTATGATCAAACGCTTTATGTCGCCTTCAACTACAGCCTGAAGGTGGTCAGATATTGCGTCAATGTGCCAGTTGTCGTGAAACTCGCGTCCTGGTTCAATCGTTGGCCAAGAGTTGCGTGTGAACTCCTTCAACGATCTCCTCATCTTCTCCGCTCGAATCTCCGTCAATGACAGCGTGTTCAAGAACTCGTTCAATTGCATTTAGGTCATTGTCCGTCAGTTTGCTTATGTCTAGCACTTTTCTTTCTTCAATCTGTGCTTTTACTTCCACTGCTTTTAAGTCAGGCACGCATTTACCGAGGAGGGTCTTTGCGGCCATGACGCGTAACTCTGGGTCTGCGGATATGTTACCAGCTTTTGTGGCCAATCCGTCAGGATCCTTAACATAAACAGGGAATATCTCTTTGCCAGCCATCACATCGCTCAAAAAACCAACAGGATCTGCTTGGCCCATGATCCAATTGATTGTTGCGTGGTGATTCCATTTGTATGGCTTTTGCCGAGCCTTTTTCTGGTGTTTCATTGGCTCAACTGACTTGAATTTGCCGTCCCAAGCCTCTGGTTTGACAGGCTGACCCATCTTCACAGGTCTTTTTACAATAACCTCTTCTTCCTTAGGCTTCCTCGGACGACCTCTTTTCTTAGGCTCTGAAGACATATTTATTACCTTTCGACCGATGTTTCAGTGGTCAACTGTGAGATTTAGTGTCAATAGTATCGCTGATTTTTTGGCAAAAAGAAAGCCTCCATTTTCAGGAGGCCAGTTTTGAGGCTCTGATTCAGAGCAGTATAACGGAGATCAACATGAATCCTACTTCAATGTTAGTCGCCTTTGGCCAAGGAATCAACAATCATCGCAGGTGTGACGCAAGAATTTTCATACGTCCAGTATTGCTCGTCCCAAGTCTCACAACCCAACAACCAGTTAATGATAACAAAAGCAAACAAGACCCCGAACAATGCACAACCGAGAAAAGCAAAGATGCTGCCTAAGATTTTATTACTCATGCTTGCCTCCATTCAAAATCTTTTTCAAACTTGATTTGCTCAAAGCCATCATACTCAGTGATGATGAACTTCTCGCCTTGATTGACCCAGACGATTTTAACATCTTTTGCACCGAGCGCAGAACCGAGCTTCAAATCAATACAAAGATTTTCAGCCTCGTCATGCTTGCCTTCAAGGAACAACTGATTGAACCGCGCATCCATCGGATCAACCTGATTCCAAGTTGACCACCCAGAACCATAATCAAAACTAACCGCAACAGCGACCTTTTTATCTTTCACGATCTTATCCATCACACCTTCCTCCTGCGCAGCTCATCCGCAAAGGTCATCCTTTGGTCAGAGTAGTAGTTTTCCTTTTCAGGATTCCAGCCATGAAACGCAATCTGCGCTTCACGACAATCGTTGATGATGAACTTCAACTCATCAATTGTGCAGGTTTTGGCTTTCGCCGCCCACTGGGTGAATTCTTGTGCAGTTGCCCCACTCATTGAACTGCCTCCATTTTATCAACATGGATGCACATGTGGACTTCTGCACCCGCAACTTTGACCATAATGGCCCAGACTTTTGACCAATCGGTCTTGGCTACGACAGTGGCCTCACGACCACTGTAAAAGTTATCCAAATCACGGATGGTAATTTTATCGCCGACATTAAACATGATAGTTTCCTTTCTCAAAAGTTGTAGTCGTAAAACTTGCGTGGCTCAGTTGACAGCACGTGCTTACCGAAGTTACTGTGGAAGTTGCCGTCTTTGCGCAAGCGTGCACGCAACACCATGCCCTCGGGTGCTGACTTGTAGTTCCATTTTTGTTGGCCTTGGTTAACGCAATGTCCCGCAAAGCCTCCAGGAATAATCTCT